ATGGCTACGTATAATTTTGAGAAAAAATCCGCTGAAGAACAGAGTCGCGTTCCTCATAATGATGGATTTGTCAAGGCCGATGGATGGATCAATGTCCTGACTGGGCTAGGCATGCGAGGACGCGATAAAAACGTCAATGCTCACTTTCGCCTGGAGAAAATATTCGAACAAGCGGAACTGGATCAATTGTATAGATCTGACGGGATCACCCGACGAATCATGGATATTGTGCCATCCGAAATGGTCAGACAAGGGTGGGAAATCGAGGGAGATTCAGGACAAGACATTAATCGCAAAATGGAATCCCTCAAAGCTAACTTCAATTTGATCACTCTGCTTCGATGGGCCAGACTGTATGGAGGCGCTCTTTGCGTGATGGGAATTGCCGATGGGTTACCTCTTGAAGAACCTGTCGACGAGCGAAATATTAGGGATATAAAATGGCTCCATGTATTCGATCGCTATCAATCTTTCAGCAGAGACGGGACTTTTGAAAAGGATCTGAATAGCCCGAATTATGGCTATCCAAATGTCTATACTGTTAACGACACCCGTACAGGAGCACTCTTCTATGTACATCATTCAAGAATTCTTCGCGTAGACTGGTCGATATTACCTCCAAGGCAGCAAAATTTCAATAATGGATGGGGCGATCCGCTTATTCAGTCAATCTACGATGAGCTTCGCAATTATTCCACGGCCTTTGCCAATGCAGGGCTTATCATGCAAGACTTTGTTAATTACACTTTATCCATCCCCAATCTTGCGGAATTAATCGCTTCTCAATGCGCTGACAATCAAGTAATGAAACGACTTGATATTCTCAATTTAACCAAAGGCGCAACCAATACAATGATTTTGGATGCGGAGGAAAAATATGAAAAAGCCTCAACAAATATCTCAGGCATCCCTGAGCTTCTCGATCGTTTTATGCTGGCTCTATCTGCGGTCTCTGGCATTCCAGTATCCCTTCTCTTTGGAAGAAGCGCCGCCGGCATGAATTCCACCGGAGATAACGATGTCAGAAATTTTTATGATATGGTCAAGCAGGAGCAGGAATCCAAGCTTAAGCCAGTCCTTGAAAAGCTCACTCGCTACATCATGCTCTCCAAAAATGGACCATTCGCTGGCGACGAACCAGACAACTGGTCCATCCAATTTGTCCCCTTATGGCAGAACACCGAAGAACAAGAAGCCATCGTCAGAAAAATCGTCGCAGAAACAGACGCCATTTATCTCGACAGAGGAGTTCTGGATCCTGCTGAGGTGGCTGTTTCTCGTTTCGGCGGCAACCGTTGGTCTATGAATACTGAAGTGGATCTTGAAGGACGTAAAAACGGTTTTGATCCAGAAGAAGTGGCTGAATTAGAAGAAGAGAAAAAAGCACAGGAAACACCTCCTCCAGGCATTGGACCTGATTTTATGCCTACAGGAATCAGATATCGCTCACCGGTATAACCATGGTTTCTATTGATCAGCTTGCTAAAATTCAACAGAGGCGCATGGGGAAGCTTCAACCAGCAAAGATGAAAAAACCTCCTAAATGGCATCCGCCATCTTCTCTGGAAAGAGAATATATGAGAGTACTTTTCTCTTTAACAAACGAATTAAAAACCCTGATTAAAGAAATCATTATTCCTGCACTCCCCTCTCTGATTTTAGAAGTGGAACAGCTCTATCCGACCTCTTCGGCAAGGGGGGATGATTTTTCAGATGCATTAAAAAGATTGATAAATTCTGTAATACACGCTATAAAGGGTAAAGTTGAAGAAACCATAGCGGAATCAAAAATAATTGGCGCACAAGTCGCCAGGTATAATAAAAGGCAGTTCGACAGAATCAACAATTCCGTTTTCGGAATTGATATTTTTATCGACCAGCCTTGGCTTCAAGACCAGTTAAAACTGTTCGGAAGCCAAAATGCTCAATTAATCCGCTCTCTTCCAGCACAAGAACTCGAACAGGTCGCACAGATCATCGAGAGTGGCTTGCAGGAAGGAAGCAGATTTCACTCAATGACTCAATCAATCCAAGAAAGATTCGGAATTACTAGACGGCGCGCGAAGTTAATCGCGAGAGATCAGACATCTAAATTGAATGCGAGCTTAACAAAACTTAGGCAGCAAGAATTGGGTGTCGAGGAATACATCTGGCAAACGGCAGGCGATGAAAGAGTTCGCCCCACCCATAAAGCCCATGATGGTAAGAAATTTCGTTGGGACAACCCACCGAAAGATACTGGCCATCCGGGAACTGATATAAATTGTTTTCCAGGGAGTCTAGAGTTCTTTAGCTTTGATGGTGTGAATAAGTTGTTTAGGTATTGGTATAGTGGTGATTTGACCGAGATCGTTGCGGATAATGGCTGTACATTGAAAGCGACACCGAATCACCCAATACTTACCAACCGCGGTTGGATCGGAATTGAGGATGTTGAGTTGGGAGATTATATAATTAGCGCTAGAAATCAAGCTTTCGATAGAGCAAAAGTGGACATAAACAAAAATAAGATTACTTTCGAAAATTGTTTTAAGACGATGCAGAAATTTCTCGGTTTTAGTCAATCGTGTGTGGACAGTGGAAAATTCCATGGCGATTTTTCCAATAAGCAAGTCGATATTATATCGCTCGATTGCAAATTGCCGGATGTGTGGAATTTGAAGTTGTTGCAAGATTTTGCAGAATTCATTTTCTCCTGGTCCGATATTGATTTTGGAAATATTTTCTTGCCTACTCTTGGCCGCCTTGAATCTACTATGAATAGGTTGATTTGCGCCCCTGAGAACTTCATTCGCGGATTTAGTAAGCTCTTTTCTCTGTTCAACAGTGAGCTTTGCCATACGATTAAAATTGGCTTCGGAACCATTCCTAATAGAGATGCCATTCTTTCGCAATCTTTGCTCTATAGACCTTCTGGCGATATTGTATCTTTCGGAGAGTTCCTTAACACTCATCCCTTGGCTATAGAGGAGCAACAATTCTTGAATAGGCAACTCTTTAAAATTATGAGGCTTTCGGCCGAATCTATTGGCTTGAGTGTCAATTCCATTGGCTCGGAGATGTTTACTAAGATTGTCAGCGTTTACGGAAAGCCTCAAAGCGATTTGACGCAAACTAAAACCTTGGGAATAGAGGGCTTTCGCATTATCGATAAGGCTAAAAGTAAATTTTCTGGGCATGTATATAACCTTGAAACGGAACAGGGATACTACAGCATAAGGGATAAAAATTCCAGCCTAGTTGTACATAATTGCAGATGTGTTGCTATTCCTGTATTAGAAAGATTGTTAGACATCTAAAAGACCCAATTAAATTAACTTCCCCTACTACCCTTACCACTCTTAGAAATCAAATTATCCAACCAATAAGATTTCCAGTAATCCACACATCCAGCTACCCAACCATCCAGCTAACCAGTTAACCAACTTATTCGAGTTGAAAAAGTTGTGATTTTAACATTTTGATTTTTGGGTAGAGAAATGAAATTAAATGATGTTGCTCGTTTTGATAGAGGACAAGTCAAAGGCGATGCTTTCATTACAGATGAAGGGTACATCAAAGCCAATGCCATAGTCACCCGCACGGGTGTTTTTCTCTATAAAAACCCAGATGGAACTATTCGCAAAGAACTGCGTCATCCTGACGAAGTTTTTAAAATAGACAGTCTGGACACCATGAAAATGATTCCTGTGACAAATGGGCATCCTCAAGAACGCCTTATCTCGGCTGAAAATGCCAAGCGTCTTGCCATTGGCTATACAGGGGAAACAATTACCCAAGACGGTGAGTTCGTCATTTCAAATTTAGTAATTACAGATCTGGCGAGCGTTAAAGACGTTACTGACAGAAACCGTAGAGAGCTGTCTCTCGGGTACACCGTCGATCTCATCCCGGAAGAAGGAAGCTACAACGGCCAGCCTTATAACTTCCGTCAATCCAATATCAAATACAACCACTTAAGCATTGTTGACAATGCCAGAGCAGGCAGTGAGGCAAGAATCGCATTAGATAGTTTCGATGCAGAAGAAATCTTAATAGAGGAGGCCAATATGGCTAAAAGGAAAGTCAAAATTGACGATGACGAGATTTTGATGGAGGACAATGTAGCTAATCAAGTTGAGCAGCTGCTTGCCCGCATTGCAAATCTCGAGGCAGAAAATAGCAGGATAGCTGAAGAAAAAGACAAGCTATCTGCTGAACTTAATTCAATAAAAAATGGGGATGTCGACCTCGAAGAAGAGGAAGACGAAGGAGAAGAAAAGGAAGAAAAAGAAGTGGGCTACATGTCTAAGGAAAATCCTTATGCAACCCATGAAACTCCTGTCAAAGCTCCCAATGGAGAACGCGTTCCCTTGAAGCCACAAGACAAGGAAAAAAGAGAGAACGACAAATACAACAATATGGACGCTGCATCTATCAGATCTCTCGTTAAAGAGCGGGTCAAATTGCAAAAAGTTGCAGAGAGTGTCTTGGACTCTAAAACCTTGGCTAGAATTGATGAAATGTCCGACCTGGAAATCAAAAAGGAAGTCATCAGAGCACGCCAAAAGAATGCAAATCTAGATGGAAAAACTGCAGTTTATATTCAAGCGAGATTCGATGCTCTGCTCGAAGATATGACCCCTGCCCCATCTCAAGTCATTGCAACCCCAGTTGAATACAGAACTAAATTCGATCATCAACCTGCCGATTCCGCCATGGCTCGCCAGGCAATGATCGACAAGATGAAAAATGGTTACAAGCCCGGAGGTAAAATACCATGCCACAACTAAGCTATCCCTTTTTAATGGATGTCGGGAGCGTAGGTCTTTTAGCCGATTCAGGCTTTAAAAACGTCCTTTCTCCTATAGCATTTGAGAATTTTAACGTGGGTCTCGGACTTGCGAAAGTAATTGGTCAAGATTACATCGTACGCCTTCCGCAATCAAACCTATCGACAATTATCCTAAGCGCAGACTTGGTCACATCCAATGTGATTAACGTAAGTGTAAATGGGGTAGCGCTAGCACCCATTACATTTGCAACTTCCCACCTGGCAACAATGAACACTATTGCTGCTGCTATTTTAGCTCAACCAAATATTGCTTCAGCAATAGTTGGAGGGTCAAACAATCGAACAATCACTGTTACGGCAACGGAAGGTAAGATTGCTATTGTTAACTCATTTGTAGTGACTCTTGGCGCATCGCAAGCCACAGCAACTATAACAAACACCACTCAAGATACATTCTATGGAGTGGGCGCAAGAACTCAAAATAAACCGAACCCATTGAATGCGCTCGGATCATTTGGGAATCCGATTTATTTCCAAGGAGATTGCGTGTCTCTCCTCACTCGAGGCCGTGTCTATGTTGCAGCTGAACAAAACCTAACCAGCGACAGCCCAGTTTACTGGAGATTTGCCGCTAACGGGCTTCTGCTTCCTGGTGGATTCCGTGCGGACTCAGATGGGGGCCGTGCAATCGCCCTTCCAACTGCAAGGTACACCGTTGGAGCTACAGCTGGTGCTCTTGCAACATTAGAAATCAACTTGCCGAACTAAGGAGAAGGTAAAATGGATAGAATTGTAAGCGTTAATCTCGACTCGGCAGAGACTGCGTTCTTTGCTCGTGAGCTCGAGTCTATAAAATCAAAGTCGTACGACATTGAGTTCCCTCCGCTCAAAGCGATCAAGCTAATTCCTGTTAGCACAGAAGCTGGTGCGGGTGCGGAATCGATCACTTACCAATCGTTTGAAGAAACCGGTCTTGCACGAATCATTTCGAGCTATGCCGATGACTTCCCTCGTTGCGATATTCGCGGTAAGGAATTCATCACTCCAGTGAAATCCATTGGAGCTAGCTATGGTTATTCGATGCAGGAAATTAGAGCCGCGATGTTTGTAGGCAGAAGTCTTACACAACGTCAGGCAAACGCCACTCGAAGAGCCAATGACCAAAAGGTAAATAAGCTTGCCTGGTTTGGAGATAATGGTTCCAACATCCTTGGTTTGACTAATAACCCAAATATCCCAGCAGCTTCTGTTCCTGCAGATGGTACAGGTGCTTCTACACTTTGGGTCAATAAAACACCTGATCAAATCTTGCGCGATATGAATCAATTGTCCAACGGTATTGTAGGCCTCACAAACGGGGTTGAAATGCCTAACACATTGATTCTTCCTATCGATCAATACACGTTGATCTCTTCAACTCCTCGTTCCGCTAACAGCGATACGACGATTTTGGAGTATTTTATTCAAAATAATCCGTTCATCACAACTGTGGACTGGGTTCCTGAATTGAAGGGTGCAGGTCCTGGCGGTGTTGACATCATGATCGCTTATGAGAAGAACCCTGATAAGCTCACGATGGAGATTCCAATGCCATTTACTCAATATCCACCTCAAGAACGTGGTCTTGAGTTCATTGTCAACTGCGAATCTCGTTATGGCGGGATCATCATCTATTATCCGCTTTCACTGTCCATCGGGGAGGGAATCTAATGGCTTTAGTCAAGTACAACGGTAAGAACGTCTACTATTGTAACTTCACCAGCCGCCTGATGCCAGGGATCAATGAGATTCCGGAGGGCGAACTCAAAGCCCTCCTCCTTCACCCTTTATTTCAACATAGGGTCGAAGAAGGGATCATCGTGATTATTCCCGAATCTTCAGACAAGGAAGCGGATGGCAAGAAGTCGGTTAAGGAGATGATGAAACTCATCCCTCAAATTTATGACCACGCCTATCTGACTCGAATTATCGATGAAGATGGCCGTGACAAAGTCGTAGATGCAGCTAAAAAACAGCTTCATAAAATTTCTCATCAAGCGGAGGAAGAGGAAAATGAGCATTTCGGATCCAATACCAAGTCAAACGATAATTGATACGTTATTCGTTATTGCACCGCAGTTCTATACGACTGATCCAACGAAGTTGGCTAACTACAATACCATGATTGGTTTGTTGAGATGCCAAGTCAATGAACAAGTCTTAACTTGCTGCGGCGTGCTAGCCTACGTCTATCTTTTGGCTCATTGGCTTCAATTGCAAACAAGCCCTCAGACCGGAGTGGCTACTAGCCTCAGTGAAGGAGAGCTATCCATCGGGCTTGCGATCTCGCCCGACTCCTCCATCCTGGACGCTACTCAGTATGGAAGGCTGTACAAGGATTTGATCAAACGAACCGTCATCGGTTCAACTGTAACGAATTTACCCCCTAATTTTGCGGTGATCAATGCGTGCTGTTGTCAAGGATAAGGATCTAGGATTTGATGAAATCCAGCGGCAAATTGCTTTGCTCGATGGCTCCTACGTCAAGGTCGGTTTTCAAGAAGGAACCACCACAAAGACACAGGTAAAAGGACAGCGGAAGCAAACTGCTGGACTTTCAATTCCTCAAATAGCAGCAGGAAATGAATTCGGGACCAGTACCATTCCAGCCAGACCCTTTATGTCTACAAGCTTTGATGAGAACAGGGCATTAATAAACAAGGCGATACAGGGCGAATACACTAAAATTTTGGACGGTAAAAGAACAGCAGAAAAATCGTTAGGATTGATAGGACAGCTAATGACAAAACTAATTGTTCAAAAAATCCGTGCAATTGTTTCTCCTCCCAATTCTCCAAGGACTATCGCTATTAAAAAGAGCTCCAAACCTTTAATTGACTTCGGTCAGATGGTGCAGTCAGTGCGCTATAAGGTGGTACTCAAATGACATCGCCATTTGAAATCTTTCGCTCTCCAGTAATACTTCGTCGCTTTCAAAGCGGAGGTTATACGAATGGGCGCTGGATTGATGGCACTTACACAGATACTCCAATAACTTCCAGCATCCAGCCCATGAAGGGTGAAGAAATGCAGGAGCTGCCAGAGGCAAGAAGAGATTCAGAAGGCTATAAGCTTTTTACTTCAACCCTCATCAATACGGTCACAAGTGTAAATCCAGACCTTGTTCTTTTCTTCGGAAAAACTTTTGAAGTGGTTCAGGTTTTTCCATGGCAAAACGCACCTGCAATGGGGTTGGTAAACCATTATAAATACTTAGTTTTAAGGCTCGAAGGACAATAAAAAGGAATTGAAAAACCATGAAAGCAAAAATTATTTCAGACACTTCTTTTATGACGTTAGAAGACAGGCTCAATGACTTCCTCAATGAAATGACAGCCAATGCATGGAAGTTATTCGATGTCAAATATGACACCTATTATCAGCAAGGCTTCGAGCTTCATTCTGTGCTCGTGTTGTATGGGGTAGAAGATGCCGCTTAATTTTGAGACGATAAAAACAAATCTATATAGCTGGGCAACGGCAAATAGCGGGGGCGCTTCTGTCATTTTCTTGAATGAAAATGCTCCGCGCCCAGCCCAGCCATACATGACTTTATTCCTCTCAAGCTTGAACCAGATCGGCGAAGACTATACTCCAGAATCTGATGTCAATGGATTAGTTGACATGGTAGGTGATAGAGAATTCACTTTGCAGATTCAAACTTATGGCGGCGATTGCATTACTCGCCTAGAGAATTTAAGAAGCAGCCTGCAAATGCAAACTGTATTGGACACCTTAAGAGCTAACGGCATCGTCTTCGTGAATCATTTTGCTATTAGCGATGTCACGGAGCTTCTCGATTCAAGATTCGAAAAACGAGCAGCTATGGATGTCCTCTTTAGAATAGGCCAAAACTACACTGATAATTTAGGTCTCATCCAAACAGTTCAGGTTGAAGAAATTTATCAAGATGCTGGCGGAAGTGTGGTCTATGACCACACCATCACAATACCCTAGGAGGAGTTATGCCATTAAGCGATATCGTAAATGTCCAGATTACGAGAGATACCCAAACAGTCTCAGAGGCTGGATTTGGCACTCTAATGATCTTAGGGACTCACAAGCGGTTTGATGACCGTATCAGATTTTATACGAGTCTTTCCGGAGTAGCCGCAGATTTTGAATCGACAGATTTGGAATATATTTCTGCTCAAGAGGCTTTCAGCCAAGCTTTAAGCCCACAGCAAATAGCTATTGGACGAAGAACAGTAGATAACGCAAGCATCTTCGTCGAAACTGCGATGGCTCCATTTAATTATACCGTCACAATTGATGGGACAAGCGTTACGATTCCTTCAGCCCCTACGGCTCAAGAATCTCATGTGGTTATGAGCGGAAACTTTGTTACGAGTAATTCGATTGCTATTACTTTAAACGGCACTCCCCTAACTCCGATTGTTTTCTCTGTGGATCAAGCCACTACAATGGGCTTAGTGGTAGCAGCTTTAGAAGCAAATGCTGCTGTAGAATCAGCGACTCTTAGCGGAAGCAATTTAATTTTGGATGTGAGAGGCAAGCCTAATACCAATGCCATTATCAATAGTTTTGTTGTCACTTTGGGCGCAAGTCAACCGACTGCTGTTATCACAAATCCTTTACAGCCGGTATCTAATTTAACAATTGCCAATTCATTGGTTACTGCTATTAACGCAGAAATCACAGGAGTGACAGCAAGCGAGCCTGTCGTACCAGATGGCACTATTAACTTAGTGGCCGATGTTCCCGGTGTTCCCTATATCTTATCGGTTAGTACGGACATTGTAAACCCAGATCAAGCGGTGGTAACGGTGACTCAAGTTGAACCCAATACAGATTATGTAGTGACGATCAACGGCGTTCCTTTTACTTATACAAGCGCTAATGAAGTTCAATCCAATGAAGAAATTGCAGCTGGTTTAGTTACCATCATTGCTGCACAAACTCAAGTTCCAGTTGGGGTTTCGGATAATTTGGATGGAAGTTTTGAATTATTTGCTCAAGTTCAAGGCACTGGGTTTATTCTTTCAGTTTCCGAAGGAATTCTAAGTAAAGAATTTGGATTGGTTATTCAGCCTTTTGTAGCTTCTGATCCTGTAGTTGACGATTTGACTGCTATCCAAGCTGTAGACGACACATGGTATGCTTTGGCTATGACCGATAGAACTTCTGCCACCGTTCTTGCTGTAGCAGCATGGACAGAAGCCGTGATTAAGATTTTCGGAACAGCTTCGGCAGATCCTAATATCATCAATCAAGCTATGGGAGTGGATACAACTTCGGTAGCTGCTAAATGCAATCAATTTGGCTATGTAAGAACGTTTGTTCTCTACCATCAAGATGCAAACAGTGATTTCCCCGAATGCGCTTGGTTTGGCGGTGTCCTTCCTTTAGAGCCTGGTTCAGAAACTTGGAAGTTCAAAAGATTGAATTCAATTGCTTATTCCAATTTAACCAGCACTCAATCTCAGAATGCTAGAAATAAAAAAGCCAATACTTATGAGTTTATCGGAGGAGTTGGAATCACGCGAGAAGGAACCATGGCTCAAGGGGAATTCATCGATATCGTGCGAGGGATTGATTGGATGACTTCAAGGATACAGGAATATGTCTACTCGGTTTTGGTTAACAATCCTAAAGTACCCTACACAGACGCAGGGATCACAGCGATAGAAGCTCAAGTGAAAAGAGCTTTACAGCTAGGAATCAGCAATAATTTTATTGCGAGTGATCCAGCTCCGATTGTGACAGTTCCAAAAGCTGCAGACGTTCCTTCAGTCGATAAGACTAATAGAATCTTGAAAAATGTGAAGTTCCAAGCGACATTAGCGGGAGCCATTCATGCAGTGAATATCACTGGAACAGTCACAATTTAAATACTTAGGAGATAATTATGTCAGTAAGAACTTATGACCCTAAGCAGGTTATTATTACAGTAGGTGGAATTCCTATGAGCGGCTTCGCTGATGGAACTTTCTTAACCATTGATAGAGATGACGATCAATGGGCGAAAGTTACTGGCGCGGACGGTACAAGCACGCGTATCAAAAGTAATAATCGCTCAGGAAGTTTGACAATAACCTTAAAGCAATCAAGCCCTAGCAATGATGTGCTTTCAGGATTTGCTAATATTGATGAGTTAACCAATGCAGGGGTAGTGCCTATCTTAATCAAAGACTTGAGCGGAAATTCGCTTTACTTCAGTGCTACTGGTTGGGTGAAGAAATATCCATCTTCTGAATTCGGTAAAGATTTAGCTAATCGCGATTGGGTTCTTGATCTAGTTGATCTGGATGTTTTCGTTGGTAGCAATGGAGTAAACGTCTAATGATTGAAACACGAGAAAAACAAATCAATGGTTCGGTTTATACCTGTACCCAGTTACCCGCTAGAAGAGCTTTAAGAATGAAAGCAAAGCTTTTGCGAATCTTTGGACCTGCTTTGGCTCAATTATTCCTTCCTGGAGGTAAAGATCAAAGCATGGCCGGGCTTCCATTTTCAAAAGGAGAAGCTGTCAAAGCTATTGAGTCTTTAATGTCCCAATTGGATGACAAAACATTTGAAAGTTTAGTCCTTGAGCTATGCCAAGGAGTCAGAAAAGAGGGAATGGAATTAACCGATTCTGTAATAGATGTTGAATTTGCAGGCGATCTACCGACTTTGATGCAGGTCTTAGCCTTCGTTGTAGATTGCAATTTCGGTTCTTTTTTTGGGGAGAGCGGTATTGGAAGCCTATTCAAGGAAGCAACACCGATGCCGCAGAATCGTCAGCCAGATACGAGAAAAACCTCCATACGGAATTAAAAGATGAATTCCTTCTCTGGCGGTTAGTGTTAGAAGGAATAGCCTCTTTAGAGGAAATCGAGCGCACATGGAATCTAGATGATCTGTTAAGGGCAAATGCCTTGCTGGATATGCGACTCGACCTGATGGAAGAATCTAAAAGGAAAGGTCGAAGAAATGACAGTCGTTAGAGAATTAGTCACTAGATTAGGCTTTCAAGTCGATCAAAAAGGCGTTGAGCAATTTAATCGCACAATCATAGGCTTTAAAACAAAATTTGCTATTGCAGCAACAGCTGCAACTGCATTTGTTGCAAAAACCCTAGACTTTTTCAATGACATTGCAAACGCTACATTAGATGCCAGTGATCTTGCGAAGAGCATTGGCATTTCATTCGAAGAATTTATTAAGCTAAGAAAAGCTGCCGAAGAGTTTAGGATTGATCCAAGTAATTTTGATGCTGCCCTTTCAAGTTTGAATAAAATGCTTCAAGATGCTCAATGGGGAATGGGGCAGCTTCAAGAAATCGCTTATTACACAGGGATAGAAATTAGAGATAATTTCACAGGTGAATTGAAAAATGCCAATCAATTATTTATCGACATCCTCAAGCATATTAATACTCTCAGTAATGATCGAGATAAATTAAAGGTTGCTGTCGCCTTCTTCGGTGAAAAAGATGCCCAAAAATATATAGATTTCGCCAAGGCGGCCGGCGATAGCATTGAATTGCTGACAGAAAAACATACCGAATATGCTAAGGCCTTGAAAGATGGAATCCCGAGCCTAAGCCAATATTCTCGAAATCTAGCGGTTTTTAAAAATCAGTTGACACAACTGACAGAGGTTTTCGTAGTTAAGCTCTTGCCTGCAATCACTGAGGCGCTTGGAATATTCACCCAGATTTTAAATGGGGATGCTTTTAAAGGTTTTGGCATTATTGCTGATCAATTTTCTACTGAAGGAATTAAAGGTGGGTTTTCGTTTATTGCGGATGCGATCAATGAACAAGTCGCCAAATTATTCGGTGGCGAAACTCTTAACATGGTTAAAAGGAAAGCAGCTGAAGAAGATGCCTTCTTTTTCAATGCCTTAATAGAGCAGCAAAGACAAGGAAAACTCCCTGCCAATTTCAATATCAATACCAAAATAGATATGCAAATTCCACCTGGTACAACTGAACAACAACAAACTGCGATTAAGCAATCTTTTGATGAAGCCTTTGACAATGCCTTCATAGATAAGATTAGAGAAATCTATAATAACAATCCGCAGGTGGAATAATGGTATTATCTCTACTCTTTGGAAAGAAATATCCAAGCCCCAAAGTTGGATCGATTGATCTAGATGTCACCATTCGTGAAGAGCATCGATTTGCTTCGCGTGTGACGAATTACCCGATTGAAGATGGTACAATCCTATCGGATCACATTATCAACGAACCGGACATATTGGTATTGGTCGGGCTTGTTACAGATACCCCCTTAAGTATTTTTGCCCCTTTCAATCGTTCAATTGATGCGTTTAACCGCCTGATTTCCCTTCATCAATCAAGGCAACCAGTGACCGTGGTTACAGGATTGAAAGTTTATCAAAACATGGCCATTACCGTTTTAGATGTCCCAAGAGACATGAAAACAGGCCAATCCTTAACATTTACTATCGAGTTACAAAGACTTGTCATAGATACAAGCGTTAGGTTGCAGCTCGATCAAGGAAACGTATTTGGAGGAGTACAGAATAAAATACCCAGAGACATTGTGGCTTCAAATGCTAATTATCCACTCATTCAAAATGATCCTGTTAACAGCTTAAAAGATCAGGCATCGAGTGGAATTAATGTTGGAGTTCAGTCCTTAATCCCTGTTCAACCGACTATTATTCCCAATGTTTTGGCTAGCAAGAAACTAATTCTAGGGGTGGCATAATGCAGATCATACCTTTTAAAGAACCAGCCCAATGGCAAGAACAAATCGAATTGGACAGCCAAACCTTTGTTTTATCCTTCAGATGGAATGCCATGAATGAATATTGGGTTATGGACATTTTGACTCGTGATTTAGTGCCTATCATTCTAGGGATAAAAGTAGTGTCTAACTACGATTTGACCGCTCAATTTGTCAATGATGGAAAGCCACGAGGGGAAATTGTTTGTCAAAATATCATTGGAGGAGAAGGAAAAATTCAACGGTTAGACATGGGCGAAGTGACTGAACTCGTCTATTACACTCTTGGGGAGTTCGTTTAAATGGCAAGATTTGATCGAATGGCATCTGTAGAAGTCGGGCTTAGAAATGATACTTTCAATGGTTATATTGGAACGATCAAACTCTCAACTTTACGTATTTCTTTCTCGATACAAAAGAATTTAGCCTGGTCAACCAATACCGCTTCTGTCAAAATTTGGAATCTCAGCCAAGAAAATAGAAACAGGATTAAGGATTATGGAGACCAAGTTATATTGTCCGCAGGATATAGGCAAGATGCAGGTGAGCAACTCCTTTTCATTGGTAACACCACTCAAGTCAGCCATGCCTACGATCAGCCAGAAATCGTCACTACCCTTGATTGTGGAGATGGAGAAAGAGTTCTTAATCAGAAGTCTATTACCGTTAGCTTCAAGGAAAAGGTCCCAGTGCGTCAGGTTGTCCAGACAATCGCCGATCAACTTGGGCTATCTATTTCTGAGTTTACTGCTACTGACAATGTTGTTTATGAGCAAGGATTTGAATATGCTGGAATGGGTAAAAATGCCCTAGACAAAGCAGTTTTAAGACTTGGTTTAAGATGGAGCGTTCAAAACGGAAAGCTTCAAATCATTCCTCAATATGGTACCACCTCAAAGCCTGCAATAGAAATCAATGCCGATACTGGCATGATTGGCATTCCTCAACGTTATACAGATAAAAGAGCAGCT